CAGGTCGCCAGTTCTCGGGTCGCTACGACGCTAACGGTTAAGATAGTTTAACCTGTCGTAGGGTTGTAGGGGGTGTGTGAGAAGTTTACACGCCCCCGAGTTTAGAAAACACATTTACGCTTTTTGGAGCAAAACATTATGAATATTATCGGCCTTGGCATTACAGACGTATCTACCACTGCAAAATTTAAACTCGGCACCGTAGCTGGTGACATTGGCGCTTATGGCCCACAAAAAAATTACAAGTACGTCAAATACAACGCAGCCACAGCCGCAGTAGCAGGCGTAACAGGCGAAGTGGCGTATTACTACTTAGCTGGTGGCTATGCAGATAGCGAAGTCACTTCTGATGTGTCAGACAGTGTTAATCTTGGTGCTGGCGTATTGCAAGCGACTATGGCTGACGGCACTTACGGTTGGGTACAAATTGCTGGCCCTGCCACTCTGTCCATTGCTTTAACAGCAGGCGCAGACGGTAACGCACTGACTGCGGTTGGCGCAGGCGATGGCACCTTAGATGTTTCAGGCGCGGTAACAGACTCAATTTGCGCTTTTGCCGACGACATATCAGCAAAAGAGATTGTTTGCTGTTTTCCTGTCTAAGACGTGTAAACATAACGCCAGCCTACGCTGGCGTTATCACCCTTAAATTAACGGGACATCAGCATGTTTAACTTAATTAAAAAACTTTTAGGCATTGCGCCCACGGTGCTAGAAGAAGACTTACCCATCTACAAAGCCTCAATGCCTCGAACTAAAGTGATTGGGTACTTCATACCACTTCATAATTTTGAAGGGTACACAGACGGCGGGGAACTTCTGGGCCACTACAAAAAAGGTAGAACTTACTATTTGCGTGAAGGCAACAACTTGCTGGCACAGCTATGCGAAAAGTGGGTAGAAGATAAACGCATAACCGTAATAGGAGTTTAACCCATGCCTACTTTAGAAGTTACAGCTAGAAACGCAGCGGTAGATGGCATTGTTGATCTAATCGATGCAGGTGCAGGCGCAGGCACTTTAATTTTTGAAACGTCAGGCGATGCAGAAGTAGCAACGCTTACTTTCTCTGACCCTGCCTATGGCGCAGCGTCAGGCGGTACTGCACAAGAAAACGCCATAACCTCCGACACATCGGCCACAGGCGGCGTGGTAGAACACGCGTCCATCAAAGACTCTAACGCACTTAAACAGCTTGAGCTGACTTGTACCGCACCATCAGGCGGCGGTGACATTGAAATTACTGGCGGCCTAACTATTGGCGCAGGTGCAACAGTGTCATGTTCTGACTTGTCGGTCACTATGCCAGCTACTTAAAGCAAGCGGGGGTCGAATTATAATTACGTAAACACAGGAATAATATTATGGCACTTTTAGAAGAAAGCAGAATAGCGCGTGACAACTTAGCAATTAAAGATGATCTTGTTCAACGTATGAATTCAATCGAAAGTCAGACACTGGCCTGGATTGCCACTGCGAAAACTTTAGAAGGTACGGTTGATGAGGCGGATCAAAGCGTAGTTTCAGCTTTAAAAGCTCAGTTTTCATCTAAATTAACGGCAGCAGTTAATAGCTAAATGGCTTACGGCTTTACCTATACTTTACCGACAATAGCGGGTAGTCACACAGACTTTGCTGTACTATTTAAAACGGCGGATTTTCCGACTGCTGCTATTAATGGCACAACCAACGCGCTAAATAATGGCGGTGGTAATTTAGTCGCTTATACTTCTGACGCAAAATCGACACAGTTACCCCTAGAAATAGTCAGATTTGTTAGTGGTGGTAGTCCTGACGCAGAAGTTTGGGTTAAAATTCCAACCTTGGCGACTAACGCGACTATTTACATTGAAGCAGATTCTTCGCAAACATCACAGCCCGCAACTACATATATTTATGGTCGAGATGCAGTTTGGTCTGATTATGCGGCAGTTTTACACTTATCGGAATCAAGTGGAAACGGAACAGCGGGAGAATTTGTAGACTCAACGGGTAACGGCCACGGCGGAGAATTAACAACTGGTACAAGCATCTCAGGAGTAGGCACAGCGCATCCTTGGGGTGGTAGCTGGCTAAATTTTAACGGCACAGAAGCAATAACATTAGCATCTTCTGATTCCATGCTAGACGGATCTGATTTAATACTATCTGCATGGGCTAATTTTGATGAAAGATCCCCTGGTGAAGGGCTTTTTGGAAACAGGAGCAGCTCACCAGATAATAATTGGATACAGCTTCAGTCGTCCGCTAGATTATTTGTAAAGGCGGCAACTACTGAAGACACGATCGACCCTACCGAATTTTCTGGCTCAACTTCTTTGCTGGCCCATGCAGAATTTGAAAAAGCTAATAGACTTGAGGTTTTTGAAGATGGCGTAACTTTAGGTTCAGCCGCGACATCTATTCACTCATCTAACCAATCAGGTATAACCGGCGCAGCAGATTATAGAATAGGTACATATTTTGAAGATAGATCGAGTCGTAAGATCGATGGCAGAGTTGGTGAGGTGCGAGCTAGAGCATCATTACTAGCTAATAACTGGAAAGTTACTGAGTATGATAATCAATCATCTTCAAGCGCGTGGGGAACTGCTGGAACTTGGGCTGATGCTGGCGGCAGTTCTGATGCAACCGGCAACGTAACCCTTCCATCACTAACATTATCAGGTGCAGCGTTAGTAGCTTATTTAGCCTCTGGCGCATCAACACTGCCAAGCCTGACAATCAGCGGCGCAGCGGCAGCGGTTAATCCCGCCCCAACCAGCGGCCAAATAGATTTACCTAGCCTGACAATTAGCGGCACAGCGGTGGTAGCTAACCCCGCAACAACTAGCGGCCAAATAGATTTGCCTAGCCTTACAGTCAGTGGTTTTGCACTGCTAACACAGGATGCATCAGGGGTCTTTTCGCTCCCAAGCCTTTCAGTCACAGGCAGTAGTGACACAGCGTACTTGTCTGCGGGTGGAGTAAGTCTACCGTCCTTAACTACCAATGGTGTTGCAGCCGCAGCCGTACTTGGGCAGGCCACAGGCAATATCATACTGCCTCAATTAACCCTATCAGGTGTAGGGTTAATAGCCCTAAACGCATCAGGCGCGTTTACACTGCCTCAAATACTGTTAGCAGGTGAAGCATCAGGGCCGGTTCTAGGTGGTGGGGCCATAAGAGTCATAAACAGCACAGATTTAGCCGAATATGTTAATGCTAGTGTGTCATATCAAGAAGGTATAATAGCCGTTGATGATGTCGGTACTGATCTCCACCCGAGCAACGGCATCTATTACGTGTCTAATCAGCGCATAGCCGTCAGTTTTGAGGCTAGTGTATTTAGGATAGCGGGAGGCATTCCGTTCACCAGTACGGGCCGAATAGCGATGAGTACAAGCGCGGTTAGCTACTACGCAAACAATTTGCCATTCACCGCTAACGGACAAATAGCAGTAAATCAAGTAAGTAACGTGATAAGATGCAGCGACATAGTGTCATGCACAGATATAATTCCTTGCGGAGGATAAAAAATGCCCATTGCAGATTTCGTATGCGGAGTAAATAACGGCTCACAGCTTGCAGCTATAGTCAACGCCATAAAAGAATTAGCGGAAAAGTGTACTCAGACCTATTGGTTTGATGCTAATGATGCGGCAACAACTACAACGCCAATCACTCATGGGGCGGGGTCAACTACTACTTTTTTGACTAATGACGGCGCAGGGTCAAGCACTACCTCTTACAACCCAGATTCAAAAGCGGCACTGTGGAACACAGCAACAAATAAGTTTGACTTTAGCAGTTTAAAAATTGGCGATACTGTTGAATTTAGAATCGACATTAAAATAGCAAACGCGGCAGCACAGGAAATTAATATAGTTATGGATATAGGCGAAGGTGATGCTGGCGCTTATAGCTTAAATGTTAACCACACTTATTTTAAAACAGCATCGGCCGGTGATCAGATTACCGCAATGTTCAGAATTTACATGGGTGATGAAGTCACCAGAGCAAACACCGCAAGATTTAGGCTTACATCAATTGCAGCGACAACTATAGTGGTAAACGGTTGGTTTTACCAAATAACGTCAGTGTAGTAATCTTAGTTTAGTGGTAGTATAAGCGTTTACACCCTACGACAACAAAGGAAAACTTAAAATGCAAACAGCAGAATTTAATCACGAAGACTTTTCAAACACCGCCGAAGCGGATAAATCGCTACTAGTACGCTTTTTTTATAAGAACGTGCACAACAAACTTGAGAGTCAGCAGCTAGGCAGACCAGTCTTTAAAGAAAAGACCTACATCGAAATTCGAGTAGCCGGACAACGTGACGTTCAGGCCTGTAGGCCCGTCACTTATGCCGATAAGCAGCGATTTCCTCGCCATTATGAAGCCTTTGAAAAGCGCGTCGAGCCACCAACTGAGGGTATGCCCTTGCTAGAATTCCCAGCTATCACGCGCACACAGGCCGAAGAGTTGTCTTTTATGAACGTCAAGACTGTTGAACAGCTTGCCTCCATGAAGGATGCCAACTTATCTAAGTTTATGAACGGCTACAAGTTGCGCGATCAGGCAGTTAAATGGCTAGAAAGCAACACGCTAGCGGTGGATGACGCTGAAAAAGAAGAGTTAAGGGCCACTGTTGCAGCCTTGGGAGTCAGAATAGACGAACTTATGAAGTTAGCCAGCGCAAACAAGGAGCCAACAGTAAAACGCATGGACGAAGGCTTGATTGGGCCAGCTATAAACACGCTTAAAACTACAGGCGTTACTGAAATGTTGTACACTGCGGAAAGTACAGCAGATGCGGCACAACCGGCAAAAAACCTTGCTAGCACCCTAGATGAAACACCCATTGAAGGTGCAGCCATTAAAGTGCCCGCAGCACCAGCAGGCGTACCAAAACGCAAATCACGCAGAGCTACTAAATAGGGGTATGCATCATGGCTGGCAATACGGGAATAACAGCAAACGACATATTAAATAGAGTCGCAGCCGAAGTAGGCATTGCGCCTGTTGCTGACCCTATTGCCAGCGTAGACCCCTTTTTTATTCAACTGCGGTACCTGCTTAACACAGCAGGCGAAGAACTAATGCAGGCTTACCCGTGGGAGAAGTTAGAACGCTCTCACCAGATAACCACCGTAGCAGCGCAAAGCGAGTACGACATGCCCGCTGACTTTGGGTACATCCTGAACCAAACACAATGGGACAGAACAAACAACGTCTCTATGGGTGGGCCATTATCCGCACAGGATTGGACATACTTAAAAGGCCGTGGCCTAGCGTCAAACACCTTGTATGCCAGCTTTAGGATATCACAGGGTAAGTTTAACGTGTTCCCAACCGACCCAGCAGCAGGCACAGACCTTGATTTTGAATACATCTCTACTAATTGGGTCAGGGCTGGCGGTTCGACAGTAGAAGCCCCAACCTATCAAGACTCGGTTATTATAGCCAGTGACGTGCCTCAGTTCGATAAAACACTTATCACCCGAGCAGTAAAAGTAAAGTACCTTGAGTCAGGCGGTTTTGACACCACTAAAGCACAAGGCGATTTTAATCAGATTTTTGCTTTCTTGACTGGCACCGATAAAGGCGCACCCGTCTTAAACGCTGGCCGGTCTAGCAGGCGACACGCCTACCTGAACAGTTACAACACGCCTGACACTGGGTTTGGACTCTAACGATGATAGGCTCAGCCAGACGAACAGCAAACCGCCCACAAAAGCGGGCGCATAATGTTATGCGGTTCCCACCACCCATAGGCGGCATTGATAACCGTCTGGCGTTAGGTGGTAACGACCCTAACCATTGCATCTACACCTACAACCTAATGCCCAGTGAAGAGGGCATGGTTGTTCGTGAGGGCTACAGAGAATGGCAGATAACCGTAGATGATGGCTCGGGCGCTGGCATACACACGATGATACCCTTTAATTCCGAAACTCCATCAGAAGACAAACTGTTTGCGGTTAATAACGAAGGTATTTGGGATGTCACGGTCTACGGCGCAACCGCTTCAAAAGTAGCTACTTTTAGCGACACGTCGGCTGATGCAGGCTACGGCACGTTTACACGGTTTGTAAATCAAGCCGAAGTGGACGTAATGTTTTACGCTGATAATCTAAACGGACTGTGGAAATACACAGTAAGCACTAACACTTGGGCCGTGCCCACTGACATAACGGGGCTTGTAGAAGCCGAAGTAAACTTTGTCACAGTGTACAAAAATAACGTCTGGTTTGGCGTTCGGGAAAGCACTGTAGGCTACTACCTGCCTGTGCTGGCTAGCTCGGGCACCGTGGCAGAACAGTTTTTCGGTGACAAATTTAAGATGGGTGGCGCTTTAAAAGGGCTATTCAACTGGACAGTAGACGGCGGCAACGGCCTTGATGACATACTGGTTGTTGTGAGCAGTGCAGGCGATGTGATTGTCTACGCAGGCTCAGGCCCAGCCGAAAGCGATTGGGGCATGAAAGGCATTTACTATATCGGTGACATACCCAACACCCCT